GAGGACATGAAAAAATGAGGATTATCTAATGACAGAACATAAAGATCCATACCCAGCTATAGGGACTAACTATAGACCAAACATACAACCCTCTACAACTAATAGAGGGTTAACACTATCCAAAGAACAAGTAGAGGATTTAAGAGACTTATTAGAACAAGTAGCATCAGGAGAACCTGTTAATACTAGATTTAATCAGTCATTACCTTTATTACATCTATTAGAAAGAGTCAGATTACTGTAAATTATGGCAAAAATTAAGAAATCATTACTCGGTACAGAATTTGTGGAGGCAGTCCCTAAGAAAACCCGCCAGGGTCATGGGAAACACTCCAAATACTCTGCCACTAGTAGGAATCATGCAAGGAAAAGATCTCGAGGCCAAGGAAAATAGTGATTTTTATGGAAATCTAGTGAGATTTTATGAAAAATACCCGCCTCTCTGGTTCGGAGGGGTTTTTTTATGCATTCCACCGGAAATCTCTAGTAAATAGAGTGTAGAATTGGATAAAAATGATGGAAAATTGTGTTCCCGGAGACGTTCAAGAGGAATTACTCCGCGAAATAAGTAACGATAAGTTAACTCCGTCCCGGAAATCTCTAAAAAACGGAGAATTATTCGAATCGGATGATGATTTACCTTCCGTTGAGGATTTCACTGAGAACAACAAGGAAGCTCAACCATTATTTGAGTTTTAAGGTCATAAATAAAGCCAGTATAAATTGTAATTAAGTGCCGGTTCAACAAGTTAGTCCAGGATTTAAGGACATAAGTGCCACTTTTCAAATTAATCCTATTAATTCAGACTTAATTGCATTGAAAAATGAGAATGCTATTGCGCGTTCAGTTAGAAATTTGATATTAACCATCCCTGGTGAGCGACCTTTCGCTCCTGTTTTAGGTTCGAATGTCAATAATTTACTTTTTGAGAACTTTGATGAACTAACTGCATCAGCAATTAGAAGTGAAATTGAAACAACCTTGAATAATTATGAACCTAGGGTAGAAATTAACACTGTTACAGTGAAACCCAACTTTGAACTACATGAATTCCATGTAACCATTCAATATTTTATTGTTGGAATGGATGTACCGGAACAAGAACTCACCTTTGCGTTACTGCCCACTAGGTAAATGCCTTTAGTAAATTTTAGCAACGTCGATTTTGACCAAATAAAGACTTCGATTACAGATTATCTGAGATCGAATTCTAATTTTACTGATTATGACTTTGAAGGGTCAAACTTATCGACTATTATAGACACATTAGCTTATAATACTTACATAGCCTCATATAATGCCAACATGGCTACTAATGAGGTGTTCATTGATTCGGCCACTCTCAGAGAGAACGTGGTGTCTCTGGCAAGGAATATAGGGTATCTACCTAGATCCAGGAAATCAGCCAAAGCGAACATATCTTTTAGTGTAGATGTATCTGGTGGGTCTGCAGTATCACTAACATTGAAAGCTGGGGTTGTTGCTGTTTCTAGTAAGACTTTTGGAAAAGAAACTTTTACATTCTCTGTACCTAATGATATTACTGTTCCTGTAAGAAGTGATGGAACAGCTTTATTTGAAAATATTGATATTTTTGAAGGAACTTATGTTAATCAGACCTTTAGTATTAACTCAAGGAACCCTTATCAGAGATTTATTCTTCCCAATTCAGGAATTGACACCTCTTTAATCACTTGTTTAGTCAGAAATGACTCTTCTTCTACTGTTACTCGTAAATTTAACCAATTTAACAGCTTTGTAGGGGTTGATAAGGACTCTAAAATCTTCTTTATTCAAGAAACTGACAATGAAAGGTATGAATTGTTGTTTGGTGATGGTGTTTTTGGTGTCGCATTGAAGGAACCAGAACAAATTGAAGTGGGTTACATCATCTCTAGTGGTGAATCTGGTAATGGAGTGGGTAAATTTAGCTACGCAGGTAGGTTAATTGATAATAGTGGGACTTCAATCACTACAGGAATCTCTATTTTAACTGCTAACCAGAGTTCTTATGGTGGAAAGGCCATTGAAAGTATAGATTCTATCAAGAAATACGCTCCTAGAATCTATTCTTCTCAAAACAGAGCAGTAACATCAGCTGATTTTGAGGCATTAGTACCTACAATCTACCCTGAGTCTGAATCAGTCTCTGCATATGGAGGTGAAGAACTAAGTCCTCCGTCATTTGGAAGAGTTTTTATTAGTGTTAAACCTTACAATGGAGTTTATCTAGCTGATTCTATTAAGGAAAACATTATAAATGAACTCAAAAAGTATTCTGTAGCAGGAATCATCACTGAAATTGTTGATTTGAAGTATTTGTACCTGGAACCAACTACTACTGTTTATTATAATACTAACTTATCCTCAAATCCAGAAGCTCTGAAAACTATTGTTTCAGATAACATCGTAAAATATGGTGATTCTAGTGAGTTAAATAAGTTTGGAGCAAGGTTTAAATACAGTAAATTCCTTAATGTTATTGATAACAGTAATGCATCAATAACTTCTAATATTACTACAGTATTGATGAGAAGGGATCTGAGAGTTGAATTAAACCAATTTGCGGAATATGAACTTTGTTATGGTAATCGTTTTTATGTTGGTAGTGAAGATGGATACAATATCAGGTCTTCAGGATTTAAAGTAAGTGGTATTACTGATACTGTTTACCTTGGGGACATTCCAAATTCAGATCTTGAGAAAGGTACTGTATTCTTGTTTAAATTAAGCTCTCCAACACAACCAGTAATAGTGAAAAAGAGTGTTGGAACCATTGATTATGTAAAAGGTGAGATTATGTTAAATCCACTTAAGATTATCTCAACTAATGTTGTTCGTAATGAAATGAACCTTATTGAAATCTCAATGGCTCCTTATTCCAATGACGTGATTGGACTTCAGGATCTGTATTTACAGTTAGATTCTAATAATTCAACCATCACTATGGTATCTGATGAAATTTCTTCTGGAAATGATGTTTCTGGAAGTAATTATACAGTAACCTCTAGTTATTCATCCACATCACTAACAAGATAATACTAAAATAATGGCAGTCGATAGAGTTCAATTTCAGGATGTTGTTGCTAGCCAACTTCCTAGATTTGTTAGAGAGGATTTTCCTCTTCTTCCTGACTTTTTGGAGCAATACTATTCTTCCCAAGAATATCAAGGGGGATCATTTGATTTACTTCAAAATATTGACCAATATGTAAAAGTTGATCAATTGTGTAATTTAACAAATTCCACAATTCTTCATACTGCTCTTGATTATAATGAGAGGACTGTACAGACATCATCGCCTGGACAGACAGGTATTACAACAACTGTTGCAGCTAATAATACAGTAGAAGTTAATGAGACATTATATGTTGTTAATGATGGAAACTATACTGATGGATTTCCTGAGACTAATGGTTTAATTAAAATTAATGATGAGATCATTAAGTATGAAACTAAGGATTCTGAGAAGTTTTATAATTGTACGAGGGGATTTAGTGGAATTACTTCTTACATAAGTCCAAATACAAATGATGAATTGGTATTTGATGTCACCGTACCCAATGAGCATCCTGCTGGATCTGTAATATACAATTTAAATATTATTTTCTTACAGGAATTCTTTAAAAATTTAAAGTCTCAAGTTGCTCCTGGATTTACTGACAGAACTTTATATACTGGATTAGATAAAAAGAACTTTATTTTTAATTCTAACAGTTTTTATAATTCAAAAGGAACTGACTCTTCCTTTAAGATTCTATTCAATAGTTTATATGGAAAGGATGTTGATATTATCCGTCCTAGTGAATTATTACTTAGACCTTCTGATGCTGACTATAAAGTAACTAAAGATTTTGTAGTAGAAACAGTTAGTGGAGATCCAGGGAAGTTAAAGAATCTAACTCTCTTCCAAAGAGCTACTGGAGCTAAAGGTGCTGTTTCCAATATAAGAAAAATTGATTCTATTCCTGCTACAGGAGCTGGTAGTACTACTGTTGCTTATAAACAAGAGGTAGTTCCAGGAACATATTATCAAATCAGTCTAGATGATCATAAGTATAATGATGCAACTAGTTCAACTAAAGATTTTAAGCCTAATCCTAAAACAAAACTTTTAACTAAAGTTTCTTTGGGTTCTACTATTATAGATGTTGATTCTACTGTAGGATTTCCCACAACAGGATTCTTGGCTGTAAGGGATGTCAATAATGATTTAATTTCAATTGCTTATACTGGTAAAAGTATCAACCAGTTTTTTAATATTAGTGGAATAACCTCTTTAACAGAACTGTCTGCTAAAGAAGATATTAGTTTAGATAGTTATTCTTATGCTTATGTTGGAATTAATACTTCAGAAGAAATTAGAGTTAGAGTTAATGCTACTTTAAAAGATTTTGAGTTAGATAAAGAAGCTTATTATTATAATTCTGGTGATACTATTAATATTAAATCATTAGGTGTTGAATCTAGTGTTGAACCTTCTAGACATTGGACTTTTAATACTCAAACAGAATGGAATGTTTTAAGTATTGAAGAAGTTGATTTAAGTGAGAATGTTTATAAGGTTAATGTATTTGATAACCAATTCTTAGATAAGGGATATCAGGTTAATATTTCTATTAATGATGTCATCAAAGGAAAGGGTAGAGTTGTTGGTATTAACTCTCTCAGAAGTTTTGATGTTAAATTAGAAACTAATATTGATACTAGTGCAGATGGTTATATCGTAGAAAATCAATTATTGAAAGGAAAGTCTAATCTTTATACTAAAGTTAATAGTTATGTTGCTAATGTACAAAATTCATATGCAACATTTGATGGAGATGTTTTAGTAGCTTCTAATTCACTTCCACATTATAATAATTTACCTACTGATCCTTATAATAAGACTGCTTATTTTAATGGTACTCCTGGTGGTTCTTCTAGTGAGACTATTACTTTAACTCATTATTCTGAAAGGGGATCTGCTAGTCCTAGTTTAGATCATGGATTCTTTACTGGAGATGCTGTTTATTATGAAGCAGAAGGTGAATGGACTGTTCCTTTTGGATCAGTTGACCCAGTACGTAGTATAAAGAGTCAACTTAACACTAGTATTGGAAAATTAACTGAGAGTGTTTACTATATCTACAGAGTTAATTCAACACAAGTTAAACTAGCTAGAAGTAGAGCAGATATTTTTGCTGCTAAGTTTATTCTTCTTTCTGGAGATGTTACTGATAGTAAGTTTACTTATTATGATTACTATCAGAAAACTTTTGAACCCCAGTCAATTTATAGACATGTAACTTCTCCATCTAAGAAAGGAGGGAATTTTGTTACTGAACCTGGTTATACAGCTATATTGAATAATGGTGTAGAACTACTTAACTACAAATCTTCTGATGTCATTTATTATGGTGATTTAAAATCAGCTGAGGTTACTAAGGGTGGTATTAATTATGATGTTATAAATCCTCCTAATTTCCATCTCTTTGACTCGGTAGGGTCAGGAGCTACTGGTATTACCGCAGTTAAGGGTCAATTAGAAAGAATTGATATTCTTGATCAAGGTTTTGATTATGTTGGAACACCTACTATTGAAATTAAAGGTGGTAATGGAAGTGGTGCTGTAGCTGAAGCTAATATGTCACTGGTTATTCATGAACCAGCCTTTAATGCAGAAGGAACTATAGGAGTTGGTGCTACTAATCCTGATATAATTTTAGGTAAAGAAACTATAGGTTTTGGTACTTATCATAAATTCAAAAATGCAGAATCTGTAATTTATGATTCACAAGGAGAAACTGGTGTAGGTGGCCTTTCTACTTTTTCTACTTATTATGTTGAAGTAGTAGATAATTATACTATTAAATTGCATACTAGTGTTGCTAATGCAAGAGTAGGAATTGATACAGTTAATTTAACATCATATGGAACTGGAACTCAAAGATTTAGATCATCAGAAAGAAAGAGAATTGTTTCTGGAATTGTTGTAAAGAGTTCTGGATCTGGTTATCAGAATAAGCAAAAAACTATTCCTACTTCTGGAATTAATACTGCTACTAATGTTATTTCTATTACTAATCATGGATATGAAAGTGGAGAAATAGTCCAGTATACTTCTGGTGGAAGTGCTGTTGGGGGATTGTCTGAAAGTTCTAATTATTATGTTAGAAAGGTTGATGATAATTCATTCTCTTTAAGTCTTGTAGGAGGAACTAATCAAGAGAAATATTATTATGATAATAATGTTGTTGTAAATTTAACTACTACTGGAGATGGTTCCTTTAATTATGAACCAATTACAGTTTCAGTTAAAGGTACAGTTGGAATTGCTACTACTGTAGGAACTGCTCAAGATTTTAATTGTAAAGTTCAACCCATCTTTAGAGGTGAAATTGATTCTGTTGATATTACTACAGGTGGTGTTGGTTATGGTGCTTCTGAGATTCTTAATTTCAATAGACAACCAGATATTACTTTTAAGAGTGGAGAGAATGCTCAATTAGAGCCTATTATCAGTAATGGTAAAATAGTCAGTATTAATATTAGATCTGGTGGTAGTTCATATAATTCCCCTCCTGATTTAACTATAAAAGGACCTACTGGAAAGTATGCAAGACTTACACCACAAATTGAAAATGGTGTAATTGTTGATGTTAAAATTATTAGTGGTGGAGTAGGGTTTACTACAGATAAAACCACCATTGAAGTTAAGGCAGCTGGTGAAAATGCTATTGTAGAAGTTACTCCTAAAGAGTGGAATATTAATAACTTTGAAAAGTATTATAATGCAGGTGCTTCTGCTGGTTTGATTAAAGAGGATGATGGATTCTTAACTAGAAACATTGGAAATACTTCTCTAGAATATGGAGCCCTTTATGCCCCTAGAGCATTAAGGAAAGCTTCTTATATGGTCTCTGCTAACTGGGATGAATTGATCTTCCCTAAGGTTCATTATGGAGTTCCTGATTTAAACATACAAAGTGGAAGAGAAGTCTTTAGTGGATCACAGTATCACTCACCAATTCTAGGATGGGCTTATGATGGCCATCCAATTTATGGTACTTATGGGTATAAGGGAATTGAGGGTGGAGTTGTTGAACAAATGACTTCTGGATATAGTCTGGTTTCTGCAGGATCTACTTTTGCTCAAGAAAGACCACCTCTATCTACTTTCCCTAATGGATTCTTTGTTGAAGATTATCTTTATACTGGTAATGGTACTCTAGATGAACATAATGGTAGATTCTGTGTTACTCCAGAATATCCCAATGGAACCTATGCTTACTTTATAACTCTAAGTGAAAATAATGAAAGTAGTGGTCCATTTGATGGAGTTAAGAGACCAACTTTCCCATATGTAATTGGTAATAGTTTTGCCTCCCAACCCAATGACTTTAACTTTAAGTCTATTTCTAATCAGACAGATTATGATATAGAAGGTAAAGGTTGGTTTAGAAATACTGCCAATTATAATATTGGAGACGCTAAGAGTGGATATAAGTTTATCTTCAATTCTAATGAGATTCAAAAACAGTCTCTTGATATTACAGCGTCTTCAGTAGGTAATGTACAATCTGTTGGTATATTTACTGGAGGAACTGATTATCGTTATAAGGATACAGTAGACTTTAATAATGAGGGGACTAGTGGTACTGATGCTGGTGCTAGAGTTGAAAGACTGGCTGGAAAAGAAATTAGTGTTGTAAGTTCTTCTACTACTTCTTTTGAATTTGTTGAATATGCCTCAGGTAGAAGTGTAAATGAATTTATTGGATTTACTTCCTCTCCTCATAATTTCTTAAATAATCAAATCTTTAATATTAGTGGTTTCTCATCTTATTTTGATGGATTTGATGGAAATTATAAGGTAGGTGTAAGGTCAGATAGTTTTGCTCTTAATAGTGGAATTGGAAGTGTTGGAACAACTGGTATTGTAACTTATTTTGGTGTTAGTGGTATTTTAGAATATCCTTCCCTCAGAACTAATGATATTTTAGGAATTGGAACTGAAAAACTTAAAGTTCTTAATATTGATAAGAAGCAACAAAGAATTCGTGTTCTTAGAGAACAAGAAGGAACAGTAGGTTCTGGTTGGTCTGCAACTGCTTATGTTACTGGAACTCCTTTATTTGAAGATCCTAAGAAATTTACTGTAAATGTTGGTACTGTTAAAACTACCAAGACTTTAAGGATTAATTCGGAACATTATTTCTATCCTGCTGAATCTGTTGGTGTAGGAACTACTAACAGTTATAATGGGGTTGGTCTTGGAAATACTTTAGTATTCTCAAATCCAGGAACTGGTGCTACAAATATATTTGTTAAACCACAACATGTTTATATACCTGATCATGGATTAAAATTAAATGATAAACTTTATTACTTCCCCAATGGTGGTGGAACTGCTCCTTTAGTTTGGAATGGCAAAACTCCTGTAGGTACAGGAACTACTAGTCTCAATCTTCTTGCAGATTACTTCTATGCTGCACCATTAGGAAAAGACTTTATTGGTATTTCTAGTAATAAAGTTGGTATAGGAACTACTAATGTTGAAGGAACATCTAATCCTACTGGAGCCCCTGGTTATGTGGGGGTAGGAACCACTGCAGGACTGTTATACTTCATCGATAGTGGTTTAGGGTCCTATCACAGTTTTAAGACCTCTCTGGAGGACGTAGTAACCTCTCAGGTGGATCGAACTTTGGTTACAGTATCTACTGCATCCACTCATGGATTAGCCGCTAAGGATAAAGTTTGGGTGAGTGTTCTGCCTACTACTGCAGTTAGTGTAGATGTAAGATATAATGATCACAATAGGAGAATGATATTTAATCCTGTCTCCTTCACAGCATCTGATGTAGATACTCAATATAATACTATTACCTTTACTGGACATGATTTCAGAAAGGGTGAAAAGGTTATTCATACAGCGGCCACTTCTTCTGGTGGATTGTCTGATGAATCCATGTATTATGTGGTTCCTTATAGTAAAGATAAGGTTAGGTTAGTATCTGATAAATTCCAAGTAACTGATGCTAATCCTGCATTTATTAATATTACTAGTGCATCAGCTGGAACTTTATCCAAGATCAATCCTTTATTAGAAGTTAATAATAACAATGTTGTAACTTTTGATCTTTCTGATTCTTCTTTATCATTCTTTAGTAGTGGAGATCAGTATTCTGCCTTTAGTTTAGGTTTATATCGTGATAATGAATTCTCTACTCCTTTCTATACTACAGCTAAGCCATGGATTTCTGGTACTCCAGTAGGATTTGCAGTTACTTTCTCTGGTGAAGTAGGATTTGTTGGAGCTGCTTTAACCGTTCAAGTAAGTAATGAAACTCCTGTTAATTTGTGGTACAAATTTGATGTAGATACTGTTGATAAAATTACTGCAATTAAGAAACAATTAATAATTGATAAGGATCAAGATTCCTGGAACCAAATCAATTTAGTCAAAACCGCTTATGATGGAGAATATGAAATTAGTGGGGTGGGAGCTACAACCTTCCAGTATACTGTTAATCAGATTCCTGACACTTCTAGTTTTAATTCTGATACTTCTAAATCCACTTATGAAACCAATTCAGCTACTGCTTATGGTTCTATAGCTCAGATTAAGATGTTAGATGGTGGCTTTGGATATAAGAGTCTACCAGGAATAACTTCAGTAGTTAGTGGACTAGGAACAGGTGCTATCTTATTTGCTGAAAGTAAGAATATTGGTCAGATCATAGATCAAAGATTTAATGCTAATGGAATAGGTTGGGATTATCCTACAGATGAAACTTTAAGACCAATTGCTAACCTTCCTGAAATTCTTAAAATACAATCATTAATGCGTTTTGAGAGTATTGGAATTTCTTCTGTTGGTATAGGCTATTTTACAGCTCCTGACTTGGTGGTAATTGATGGATATAGTAAGAAGCAGGTAACTGATGTTGATTTAGAATATACTTTGGGTGATGAGGATGTCACTATTCTGAAGAATAGTACATCCATGTATAATAGCAGACCTACTATTCTTCCTGTTAATAACAGCAATGGAGTTGGAATTTCTTCTGTTGAATGGGATTCTGCTAACTTAGTAGTTAAACTTTATCTAGATGCTACCTTCAGTGAAGCTGCTGATTTCCATTATGCTGTTGGTGAAACCGTTTTGGTTGAAAATATTAGTTCTGGTGTAGGAAGTACTGGTTTAGGATATAATTCTGAAAACTATAATTGGACATTATTCCCACTCACCGCTGTTGATGGTAAGATTGGAGGAAGTGGAGCTTATGTTTCATATAGTCTAGATGGTTATGTTTCAGTTGGTTCTACACCTGGTGTAGTAGATTTGGCTAATTCTTATGGAAGAGTAGTTCCATCAAAAGATTTCCCTATATTTGATCCTGTTCTTAAGACTACTGATTTCTTAATAGGAGAAGATGTAGTTACAAATAATGAAACTCCTTATCTTATTAGATCTCAACTCTATGGGGCAGCTGGTCCTGGTAAAGGAGTAGTTGAAAGTTGGAATCCAAATACTAATAGACTTAAGGCTTCTATTGATAGAGATCTAAGTATAGGTGATAAGATCAGGGGTGTTCTTTCTAATACTCAGGGTATAGTTGAAAGTAAGATAGATTTCAACGCAGACATTAAAACAGGAGCTGGTGCTACTGTTATAGGGGGATGGCAGAGAACTACTGGATTCCTCAATAATGATCAACAGCGACTTCCTAATAATGAGTACTATCAAAACTTCTCTTATTCTTTGAAATCAGAAGTTTCTAAAGATGTTTGGGATGATCCTGTAAGTATACTTAATCATACTGCTGGATTTGATAAGTATTCTGATTTACAAATTATTAGTGTTCCTACTAATTCAGCTGAAGTGGGAATTGGAACTACTAATAGTGTAGAGATTGTTACTGATATTGTTGGAAAAGGGAGCCTTCAGTGTTTCTATGATTTTGATTATGTAACTGAAGGAGTAATTGAAATTAATAAAGCATTCCTTTCTAATGAGATTTCTTTTGAGAATAAGATTCTCACAGATTATTATCAATCTATTGGAAACCGTGTATTAAGTATTGATGACTTTAGTGGCACCTTCAATAGTAATGAGGGTAGTTCTCAGTCTAGTTCTTTTGCTAGTTTCAATAGCAATGATATTTTCAATAAGTCAGTAGTTTTAGTTAAAGACATAACTTATACAGATGAAAGACAATTTGGAATTGTTTCTGTTCTTCAACATAATGGAATAGGTTATGTGAACCAATATGGTGGTCAATGTACTGTAGATGTTACTGGCCCTCATTCTGATGTGGTCTATGATGAATTAGGTACTTTTGATTATCTGAAAACTGGTACTGGTTGGGATTTAACCTTTAACCCAATCAAGTTTGAATACAATGAGTATGAATTATCAGCACTGACTATTAGTGTTGTTAATGATAGTACTACAACTGGTATTCAAACTTTAGGTGATGTATCTCAAGTAAGTAACGTTACTGTTGATATTGGTGCTGGTACTACAACCACTATAGCCACTATTTCTACAGCTTGGAGAGCTCATAGTTTTATTATTAATCTGGAAGATACTAGTCAGAACTTCCATGGCTCTCAGTTAAATCTTATTCATGATGGTACTAGTGTTTATGCATCTGAGTATGGATCTTTGACTAATAGTACTGGTGCTATGAGTACTGGATTTGGTACTTTCTCTGCTTCTATTAGTGGAAGTAATGTTGTATTACAATTCATTCCAAGTGTATCTGTTGCTTTAACTTGTAAGTATTCACTTGTTTCTGTTGCTAATACAGCTTCCACCTCAACTGGTTCTACTGTATTGAGTTGTGGAAGAGTTTCATCAGCATATACTTCTATTTCCAGTTCTGGATCTCCTTCAGCAGTTGGGATAACTTCTTACACCGCTGTTGGAACAGCAGCTACTTCTGGAGGATATTACTTACTCTCTATTGAAGACACAACTAATAACAATTATTCATTGGCTGAAGTTTGTGTACTGAATAGCGCTTTAAATGAATCTTGGATTGAGTTTGGTAATGTAGATACTGGTGCTGGTATTGGTACTGTAGGTATTCAGTCTACTGGCAATTATATTGAACTTATGTACACTCCCATAGCGAGTGCTGATGTTCAAGTTAGAATGTTTAAGATGGAGGCTCGTCCATTTAATGGAAATAGTGACTCTACAGAAATAGATTTGAATCTCAGTGATATTACTAGTAAGAATGGTTACTACAATGGAACTAAAGTTAGTGTAAAATCTGACTTCCCATTACAACATCAAGCTTTAGATATCTTTAGAAGAGTATTTGATGGATCTAATGCAGCTGTTGCTAATACAGCTACTAATTTAGTGGAGATGGGTGATCACTTCTTTGTTACTGGTGAAAAAGTAAAATATAGTTATTTGAATAGTGATTCTGACGCAGCTGGTTCAACAACTAATGCAATTAGTATAGCATCCACCAATGTTAGTGGTATTGGTGTAACAGATAAACTTCCTACTACACTTTATTGTGTGAAAGTTGGAGCAGGTTCATTAAGGTTTACTGATACAGCTACCAAAGCTTTACAGAAGACTCCTAACACCTTTGAAATTAGTTCTGTAGGTATTGGAACTTCTCATGTTATTGCTAGCATCAATCCTAATGGAAGGGCATTGATGGCTATTGATAATATGATTCAGGCTCCTATCTCTGGTACTGCAATTACCACTGGATTAAGTACTGGTATTGTTTATCAACAGAAAATACCTGTTACTGGATTTACTTCTATCTTCTCATCAGATATTGTTCAGGTTGATGATGAATTGATGAAGGTTATCCATGTTGGATATGCTGGTAGTAGTCAGATTACAGTTCTAAGAGGACAATTAGGGACTACAATGGGTGTCCACACTGTGGGTGCTGCTGTCACTAAGATGAGTGGTAATTATAATATTGTAGATAATAGAGTTTACTTTGCTTCTGCTCCTTATGGTCAAGTTCCTTTAAGTACAACTACTGGTGATCCAGATTCAAGAGATTGGGCTGGTATCACTACTCATTCTTCCTTCCAGGGAAGAGTCTTTATGAGAAGAGCTGAAACTGACACCACAGATCCAGCTTACGCTAGTAACTACATCTTTGATGATCTTTCTAATCAGTTTACAGGAATTACTAGTGATTTTATTCTTAAATCTGATAAACAGAATGTTACTGGATTCTCTACTTTCAATGGTATTGTTTTAATCAACAATATTTTCCAACAACCTCTTGGAGTTCAGGCTGAGGCTTCAGCTTATACAATGGAAGAAGATGTTGGCATTACTACTATTAATTTCAATGTAGGAACAGGTAATACCATAGCTGAGGGATATGATCCTAATAAGAGTAGTTATCCTATGGGTGGGGTAATTATTTCCGTTGGTTCTAGTGAAGGATTTGGATATCAACCATTAATAAGTGCTGGAGGAACTGCTCAAGTATCTACAGCTGGTACTATTTCTTCTGTTTCTATTGGAAATACTGGAGCTGGATATAGAAAGGGTGTTCAAGTACCTAATGTTGGTATTCAAACTTATAGTTCTGGAATAGCCACTATTACTAATATTGGAACAGCTACTGTTCAAGATGGTAGAGTGGTGAGTGTTAACATCACCAATCCCAAGGTCTTCTATAAGCCAAGAGATATTCAAAATGTTGGTTATAGTTCTATATCCGGATTGACCACTGTTTCTACATTATTACCTCATGGTTTAACTAATGGGGATAGAGTTCTTCTATCAGGAATAGCTTGGACTTGTAGTTATTCTCCTCCATTGAGTATTAGTACTGTTGGTTATACTTCTACAACAGGTATAATGACTGTTACTACCTCAGGAACTCATGGTTTGGCTGTAGGTAAAGAAGTTATTCTTACTGGACTTGGAATGACTTGTGATATTGACTCAGGAGTCGGTTTACATTTCTATCCAAGAGGAAAAGATTTTGCATATGATAACGCAGTTGGTATAGCATCTACTACTAGTACTACTATAGTTTTAGATGTTGGACATGCTGGAAAAGCTGATCAATATACACATACATTTGTAAGTGCAGCCACTAGTGCTATTATTTCTGGTGGTGACTATACTCACCAATTCGTAGATGCATTAAGTGGAGCAGTTATTAGTGGTGGTGATTATAATCATCAGTTTGTAAGTGCTGGTGTTGGAAGTATTAGTGTAGGTGGATGGGGTGCATCTGGTGTTGGTACTACTACTGCTACTTACGCTACTTATGATGGATCAACAGGTCATTTAGTTCTAACAGTCGCAGGACATGGTTTAGATGTTGGAACTGAAGTTGGTATAGACACAGGTTCTATAGGATTTACTTGTGAAATGGATGATTATGGTTCTACCAAGTATTATCCTCGTGCTACTGATCCTATTTCAGGATATGGTACAACTACTATTATAGGAACTACTGAAAATACCTTCACAGTTAATGTGGGTCTGAGTACCATTGTCAATTATGATGTTACTAACGCCACTTATGATGGATCTACTGGACTCTTAGTACTTACCATCGGCGCTCATAATTTCTTCATGACTAAAGATAGTGTGAAGTTAAAGAATGATAGTTTGAACTTTAGATGTTCAATGGATAACTATAATTCATTACACAGTTATCCTAGATCTACTGATCCATATTACAACACCGCTGTTGGTATTGCTTCTACATCTTCTACTACTATTACTTTAAATGTTGGTATATCTACTTTAGTTTATTATACTCCTACTGGAGCTGATTATAATCCAGTAGTTGGTATTATGACAGTTACCATTGGTTCTCATAATCTCTTTACTGGAAGAAACATTAAGATAGCTGAAAGTGGTTTAACCTTTACTTGTAGTAAAGATAGTAACGCTACTCAGCATTCTTATCCTAGAAAACCTGATCCTTATTATGGTGGAGTAGCTATTAGTAGTATTCCTGCTACTAATCAACTGGTGGTTAATGTTGGTGTTTCTACTGTAGGTACTTACTATAGTACTGGTGGAACAGTCCAGGGAGCTATCATTGCTCCTAGAGCAACTGACCCAGCTTCACAAGGTACAGAAGTTCTTAGAATTATTGATAATAAGACTTTTGAAGTTAATACAGGTACTACAACTTGTGATCACTTCTACGCAAGAGGGGGACTTCTTGGAAAACCAACAAAGGTTGTTATTGATGAACCATTAAGTTATGAAAATATTCCTTTGGTGTATAGTTCTGATTCTGCTACCGGAGTTGGACAAAGTGCTACTGTAGACATAGTAGTTGGCCAAGGTTCCAGTGTTATTAGCTTTAGTCTTGATCAGACTGGGGTTGGTTATGGTGTTTCTGAAATTCTTACTGTTCCTGTTGGTGGTGAAACAGGAATTCCAACTAACACTAGTTTAACTTTCCAAGAATTCCAGCTTAACATTGATGAAATTCATGATGACAATTTCAATGGTTGGTCAGTTGGTGAATTGGAAGTTCTGGATAGAATAGATTCTAAGTTTGATGGATATACTAAGGCATTTGGAATTACTCTTAGTGAAAATCCTGTTTCTATTCAGGCAGCTAAAGGATCTCAAATTGATGTCCAAATGGTCTTGTTAGTCTTTATTAATGATATCTTACAAGAACCTGGCGCAGCTTATATCTTCAATGGTGGTAGTACTATTACATTTACTACAGCACCTAAGGCTGGAGATTCCTCTAAGATTCTCTTCTATAAGGGATCAGGATCTATTGATGTTGTCTTTACTGATGTTTTAGAAACAGTGAAGGTTGGTGATACTTTAGATATTGATAATGTACCTGAACAAGGTCAAAACTGGAGTCTCAATGAAGATCCTAGGACTGTAACTGGTATCAACACTATGGATAGTGTAAATACTAATATCTATCCTGGTCCTGGTGTTACTACAGACGGTACTCTGAAGAGGACTGTAGACTGGTGTAAGCAAGAGTATGACATCACAATCAATGGAGCTGATGTAGGAAAAGATAGGATTCATTATGAACCTGCTATCTACCCAGCAGCTTATATGATTAGTTCAGCTGGTGTTGGAACTACTGTCATTTATGTTAATACTTTAAGACCTCTCTTTAACGCTAATGATGAAGCTACAATAAGAACTTTCCAAGATTCTATTGTAATTGAATCTCAAGATGTTATTACAGCAGCTGCAGCTACAGCAACTGTTTCAGTGGCAGGTACAGTTTCTGCTATTACAGTGGGTACAGCTGGAGCTGGTTACACAGTGGCTCCAAATGTCACTATTGGTAATGCATCTGGAGTTGGAACTAATTCACCAGTTGGTGTGGCAACAACAACTAGAGCTACTGCAACAGCTACCTTAAGTGCAGGTACTGTGAGTGCCATTACAGTTTCTTATGGTGGTACAACTACTGGAGTTGCTTATACTACCTCTAGTCCTCCACCAGTTCTTATAGATCCTCCTAAGATTACTAGGGAGACTCTAGATGTTATTACTACTACGGGCTATAAAGGAGATTATGGTAGTGTTGTTGGATTTGGAACTACTGTAAGTGGAGGAGGTCAAAATAGACTTTATTTTGATCTTTGGATTCCTTTGAATTCCTATATGAGAGATACTGAATATGTTGGATCAGCTGTTACTATATCTGGTATTAGTACAGGTGATTTCCTCACTGTTTTCAATTCTAATGTTAATTCAGGATTGAGTACTTTCGCTACTCAGAATACCAGTGGTACTGGTGTGGGAATTGGTACTTCATGTGTAGATGGGGTTTACCAAGTCTTTAGCGCAGAAACAAGAGAACTTCCATCAACAGTTCTTGGATTCACTACTCATCTCAGAAGAATATTCTGTAATGTTGATAATGTTGGAACTGGAATAGCTTACACAACTCAATACAATAACAATGACAAGTATCTTGCTGATCTTGGTGAATTTAGTTGGGGTAAGATTTTGATCAATGGCGTAACTCAAAAAGCCTTCAATTTCTATGGAGATAATGGAGTTACTGGCATTAGTACATCTGCTTTAGTGACCAGAGCTAAATCTCTCAAATATAAAGATTATACCTAATAAATAAGAAAAAACCCTTTAAAAAATGGCGGCCATAATTACTGACCAACTTCGTATATTGAATGCGAAGAATTTTGTAGCTGGAGTTCAGTCCACTTCTAATAACTATTATGCGTGGATTGGATTACCCAATGCTACTGATTATGATGCTAATTGGGATTCTGATCCTCCTTCTCCAAGAGATTGTTTAGGTCAGGCTAACGATTATTGGGATACCATGTTGGCCTTGAAGAGAATTGGTACAAGTGATGTCAGTCAGGTAGTCAATAAGAATACTTGGCAATCGGGTATTACTTATGATATGTGGAGGAATGATATTACTAGAGATAATAGGTCTCAACCCTCTGGGGCATCTGATATCTATTTCGCCAATTACTATGTAATGAATGAGGATTATAGGGTTTATATTTGTCTTTATAATAATGCAAAACCAGAAAACAACTTTGCTGGAGGTCCATCCTTAGATCAACCCACTTTTACTGATTTGGAACCTCGAGAAGCTGGAAACAGTGGTGATGGCTATATTTGGAAATATCTTTATACTATTAAGCCAAGTCAAGCTATTAAATTTGATTCAACTAGTTATATTCCAGTTCCCGCTGATTGGAGTACTAATGCTGATGATGCTGCTGTTTATGCTAACGCTTCCACTAGTGGTCAATTAAAAATTGTTACCATTAGGAATAGGGGTGTTGGTCTTGGTACTGCTAATTCCATTTATACCAATGTTCCTATTGAGGGAGATGGTACTGGGGGTAAAGCCACTATTGTTATGAATAATGATTCTAAGGTTCAATCTATCACAGTTTCAAGTGGTGGATCTGGCTATACTTATGGTACTATAGGATTAGAAGCTGGTGGTGTTCCTACAGGTACTACAACTCCTACTTTTAATGTCATCATTCCTCCTCCTGGTGGACATGGATATGACATCTATAGGGAATTGGGAGCATTTAATGTTTTAACTTATGCAAGATTTGAGAATGATACATCCAATCCCGATTTTATTACAGGAAATCAATTCTCAAGAGTGGGTCTTGTAGAGAATCCTCTTAAGAGTAATGGATCAGCATTAACTGATTCTAGTGTAAGTGCAGTATATGCTCTTAGATTAACCGGTATTGGTTGGAGTTCAGCTACTTATACAGCTGATAGTAAAATTTTACAGACAGTTGGGTTGGGATCAACTGCTGTTGGAAAAGTAATTTCTTATGATGCAACCACTGGTGTTTTAAAATATTGGCAAGATAGATCCAATAGTGGATTTACTACATCTACAGGACAACCTGGAGCTGCTACTTCCACAGGATATGAGTGTTTTAGATTTACTGCAGACCCTACAAGTGATGGTAGTTTAACGATTACTGGTGGAGACACTAGTTTGGGTATAGATACAGCCTTTACGGGTCTCTCGACTGTAATAAATAATAAGACATATTATCTGGGCCAAGACTTCACACTCGGTATATCTAATCCTGAATCTAAAAAATATTCTGGAAATATCGTTTATGTGGACAATAGACCTTCAGTAACAAGGTCATCATCCCAAAAAGAAGACGTTAAAATTATCTTGCAGTTCTAAAAAATCATGCCACAGGAAACCAATCTTAATATTGCTCCCTACTTTGATGATTTCGAAACGGACAGCAATTACTATAAAGTATTATTCAAACCAGCTTTTCCAGTACAGGCAAGAGAACTAAACAATCTTCAGTCTATCCTACAGGATCAGGTTGAAGATGTAGGATCTCATCTTTTTAAAGAAGGTTCTGTAGTTATTCCTGGTGGTCTGGATTATATTAGTAGTTATTATGCTATCCAAATTGAAGAGGAATATCTAGGAATTCCTGTAAATTTATATTTGGATCAACTATTAAATCAAAAAGTTACTGGTGAAACATCTGGTGTAACAGGAACTGTTGTTAATTATATTAGTGATTCTGAATCAGAGAAAGGTAATTATACTTTATATGTTGAATATATTGAATCTTCTACATCTGATAACGCAACTGCAACCTTTGCTGATAATGAAGTTCTTCTATTAACTAATAGTATTAGTTATTCTAGTACTTTTATTGCTTCTGGCGAAGGATTTGCAAAAACTCTTAGTGTAGATGCATCTCAGACTGGTTCTGCATTTGCAATGAGCGATGGAGTTTATTTCTTAAGAGGATATTTTGTAGATGTTGCTAAGCAATTAATAATTCTTGATCAGTATAGTAATAAACCTAGTTATAGAATAGGTCTGAAAGTTCAAGAAACTTTAGTTTCCTCTGACACAGATCCTACTTTAAATGATAATTCTCAAGGATTCAATAATCATACTGCACCTGGAGCTGATAGACTTCAGATTGTGGCTACTTTAGCTAAAAAGGAACCAGACGATTTTAATGACCAGAATTTCATTCAATTGGGTGAAGTTAAGGATGGTGTTTTAAGAAATCTTCAAGATACTACACGATATAATGAGTTAGGAAATGAATTAGCTAGAAGGACTTTTGATGAATCGGGTCATTATTATGTTAATGAGTTTGTTATTTCATCTCATGAATCTTTAAATAATGGATTTGGTAATAGAGGACTTTGGAATGCTGATGACACCACAGATCAAGGAGGTACTCCTAGTGAGGATGTAGGTGTTTATAGAATTTCCCCAGGAAAGGCTTATGTTAGGGGATATGAAGTAGAAACTATTGCTCCTACATTATTAGATTTTACTAAGCCTAGAACTACTAAGACTTTAAAGACCCAAGCTGTTAATTTTGGATTTGGTCCTACCTTTAAAGTTAATAATGCTTATGGTTCTGCTACTATAGGATTTAATAATACATATACTATTCAATTAAGAAGTGAAAGGGTTGGTGCAGATCATAAAGTAGCAGCTGGCAACCAAATTGGTGAAGCTAGAGTTTATGATTGTGCTTTAGAAACTGGCACTATGGTTGGTTCTGGAGGAACTCTTCCTGCTACTAACGAATGGGATCTTTCTTTATATGATGTGAATCCTTTTGCAGAATTTCTTCTTAATGAGCCAGTAAATTTAAATCTTCCTACTTATGTTAAAGGAGCAAATAGTGGAGCTAGTGGATATTTAAAATGGGCTGTAGCTGCTGGTACTGGAATAACCATTACCGATGTAAAGGGTAGTTTTAATATTGGAGAAAAAATAGAATTTAATGGTATTGGTAATAGTCATAGAACTGCTATTGGTTATACAGCTTTTAGTATCGCAGATGCTCAATCTGTTTATATGATCAATCCATCAAGTGGCACTGGAATAGGAACCTTTACTGCAGACTTAATTCCTAGTCCTGTTGCTAATATTGGAATTGTTTCTATTACTCGTTGTGATGGTTCGGGAACTGGATTCTCCACAGTAACAACTAGTGGAACTAATCTTTCATCCGCCTTTGGTCCTTCAGGAGCTTGGCCAGGAATTTGTACAGCTGGTGATTTAGTAAGATTCTCCCAACCTGGAGAAGACTTACCTACTTTAGCTAAAATCGAAACTGTTAATACTAATAATATAATAATTTCAGGAGTAACTACTGTTCCTGGAGTAATAGAGGGTAAACTACCTCTGGGTGTAGGAATAACAGCTACTAATTTCGAAATAGTAGCACCTCAAAGAAAGCAATTTAGATCAGTAGGAAATGCTGCTCAAGGTGATAGTCTTTATAGTATTTTCCCTAAGAAAAATATTGAGTCTGTAGATTTAACAGATGCCACTCTTACTATTAGAGTTCAGTCACAAACAACAATTGGAGCTGCTTTATCTACTGGAACTATTTCTCCAGAAACAGATTGTGTATTTTTACCTTTTGACGAAGAAAGATATACTGTAATTCGTTCTGATGGTCAATTAGAATCTCTAACTGAAGGTCAACTTATTTTTGAGAGTGATGGAAGTATTAGGTTTGGTGGATTAAGCTCAGCTGATACTTATACTGATCAAACCACAGTCATTACAACTCAACGTAAGAGTAAAGTTTCTGCTAAGACAAAATTAAACAAACTTACTGCAAGTGTTATCATTGATAAGTCTAATGATATAGGATCAGGTATTGGTGGTACTACTTTAAATGATGGATTAACTTATGGTAACTTCCCATTTGGAACAAGAGTCCAAGACTCTCTGATTTGTATGAATGTTCCTGATGCTGTAATAGTTTATGGAATATTTGAAGCTGGTATTGCTTCAACTGCAACTTCAGGACCTGTTGCTCCTTCAGCTCCTTCTTGTACTTTAGGTTCTATAAGTGGTTCTACAGCAACTACCAATGATCTTACCCCAGGTGAAGAGTTAATAGGACAAACTAGTGATGCTAGAGCTTTATATGTTAATAGATTAAATGATACAGGGATTAATTTCATTTATGAAACTAATACAGTATTTGAGAGTGGGGAAACTGTTAAGTTCTCTCAATCAGGGGTTACAGCTGTTATTTCTGATATTGCAATAACCAGTAAAAATATAACTCAAAACTTTAGATTTATTAACGGTCAAAAATCAACAATTTTAGATTATTCTAGAATTGAAAGAAAAGAAGGTGTTCCTGTTCCAGCTAGAGCATTAAAGATTTATTATGAAGGAGCAGTTTATGATAATAACGATACAGGAGATATTACTTTAGTTAATTCATATGACAATTTCAATTATGCTACCCAAATTCCATCTGTCAATGGAAATAGGGTAACTGAACTGATTGATGGTAGACCAAGAGTAAATCCTTATGTTGTTACCTCAGGTTCAAGGTCTCCCTTTGAATTTGCTGGAAGAGCTTTTAATGATAGTCAAAATAGCTCTAAATGGGTATTGGCTTCAGATGAATCTATAACTGTTGATTATAGTTTCTATCTAGGAAGAATGGATAGAATCTTTATTGATACTGATGGTAACTTTATAGTTAATTATGGTCAACCAGATGAGATTCCTCAACTTCCACAAGAAGTACCAGGAGCTTTAAACATAGCTAATGTTGGTCTTCCTCCTTACTTATATCACGCCAGTCAAGCTAAGATATCTTTTATCAGTTATAAGAGATATCAGATGAGTGATATTTCTAAGTTGGAACAAAGAGTTAAGAACCTTGAATATTACACTTCTCTTAACAATTTAGAAAATAGTACTATTAATCAATATGTGGCAGATGCCAATGGTTTGAATAGATTTAAATCTGGTGTTTTAGTAGATGATTTTTCATCCACTGGAATGCAGGATTCTCAAGTAGGTGTTAGAAATTCTATTGATTCTAAAAATAAGGTTTTAAGACCTTCTCACTATACAACCGCAGTGAGTATGGATGTAGGAAATACCACTATGGCTGGTATTGGTACTACAACAGCAGCTAATGGAGATGCTAGATTTGCTGATATTGATGGAAATAATGTAAAGAGAGCCAATCAGGTTGTAATGTTGGATTACACTGAGGAATCTTGGTTAAGACAACCTTTTGCTACTAGAACTGAAAGTGTTACTCCATTCCTTGTTAGGTTCTGGGAAGGTTCTTTATCCTTCCTACCTACTACTGATGTGTGGATTGATGTGAACCAGATGCAGGTCAGAAACGTAATGGCTGAAGGTTCTTTCACTGGAGTAGCTCAAGCATTAGGAGCTGAAGTAAGAGATACTGCTGATGGTGGAAGAATGGGTGTAAGTCCTGTTCAATGGAGATCATGGGAAACTACTGGTGTAACTGCTAGTATGGATCTCAATCTCTTTGAAACTCAAAGTTCTACTTTCGCACCTAGGCCAGGTACGATAGATGAATTTATTAATATGCACGAAATGGGACCAGTTAATGCTACTAACCATGTTAATGACGTACTTGGAGGAATTGCTCCTCCTAATTTTAGGGTAGAGGAAGAAACCAGAACTACCAGAATGAATGTAACTGGTAGAGTGGGAGTTGGTTTAGCCCAACAGAGAACAGGTGTTCAGAATACTGTTAATCAAGTAATTGATACCTCTACTATGGGTAGTAGGGTTGTTAATAGAAATATTATTCAATTCATGAGGCAGAGGAATATTCAATTCACTGGTAGAAGGTTGAAGCCATTTACTAGGGTATATCCTTTCTTTGATGGTGTTAGTGTAGATAGATTCTGTTGTAGTAAATTAGCAGAAATTACTATGGTTTCTGGAACATTCCAGGTTGGTGAAACTGTTGTAGGTGTTATGCCTTCTCGAGTTCAAGCACGAGAGACTGGAAGAGCCTTACAACAAAGTATTGCATTTAGGGTTGCTAATTCTAATCATAAGTATGGTCCTTATAATAATCCTACAGATACTTTTGATAGAAACCCTTATGATAGGGAAAACAGAATTCCTGCTAGCTATTCAGAGACAAGTACAATATTGAATATTGATACAGCTAGTTTAGCTGCTGAAGAAGAACCTGCTTGGTCTGGAAATTTAAGGTCAGGTATGAGATTGGTGGGAAGGACTAGTGGAGCTCAAGCTACTGTTAGTAACATTAGATTAATAACTGATAGATTAGGAACTTTAATTGGTAGTTTGGAAGTTCCAAATTCAGATAATCCTGCTAACCCAGTTTTCCAGACTGGTAGATCAAGATTAAAGCTTAGCAGTAGTTCTATTAATAGTACTGTTCCAGGTGTTGTTACCACTTCTGCAGAAGAAGTTTTCTTCTCTCAAGGTGATGTAGACAACGCTCAACAAGTTACTCTATCTCTAAGAAACGCTAGAGTAACTCGCAGAACACAAACTGAAACTAGAAATCTGAATGCTAGTTCTGATAGAGCTAGTGCCAGTATGGTTACTGATGTTCAAAGAAGATTAACTGGTGTATATACTGACCCTCTTGCACAATCCTTTGCTGTAGATGATGACACTGGAATTTATGTTAGCAGTGTTGATATCTATTTCCAGACAAAGGATACTCAAGGACTTCCAGTTACAGTTCAAATTCGTGAAATGAAGCTGGGTATTCCTAGTGATGTTATTTTGGAATATTCTGAAGTAGAAAAAGATCCAGATGATATAACAGTTTCAGAAGATTGTAGCGCTGCTACTACATTTACTTTTGAATCACCTGTATATCTGGCTGGAGGAAGAGAATATGCTATTATTATTCTTTCTGGTTCTATAGAATATAGAGTATGGATCTCCAGATTAGGTGAATCTGATGTTCAAACATTAGCAACAGAAGCTGGTCAAGTTCTTGTTTCTTCCCAGCAGTTATTGGGTTCACTCTTTAAGTCACAGAACGCTACTACTTGGACTCCTAGTCAGTATGAAGATTTAACTTTCGATCTTAAGAGAGCTGTTTTTGAATCCTCAGGTTCTGTACAATTCTTTAATCCCAATCTTCCAGAAGATAAGCAATTACTTTCTGCTGATCCAGTTACTCCTTATACCAATCAAATAAGAGTTGGTTTGGGAACTACTTGTGTAGATATTGGAACATTCTCTATAAATTCTTCAGGAATTCAGACTGGACTGGTTGAAGGTAACACAGTTATCCAAGCTAACTCTAATGCTACTGGTACTCTAATTGGTTATGGTGGTTCTGCTACAGGTACACTTGGTCTTATTAACCCTGGTGTAGGTTATACTCCTCAAGGGACTGCAGCTGGAGGAGCAAATGCATACTACACCTTTACAGGTATAGCTCTTACCAGTGTTACTGGAAACGGAGTTAATGGTAAGGTTGATATTACCATTAGGAATGGTGTGGCTGTTGCTGCTACTATTGTTGGTTATACTCCAGGTAGTAGTACACCTACAGGTCAAGATGGAGGACAAGGATATTCTATTGGTGATGTAGTGGGAGTTGCATCTCTTGGAAATCAAGGATTAGGTAATTTGGGATCTGGACTTAGATTCTCAATAGCTAACATTTATGGACCTAATGAAATTACCTTGAATAATGTTCAAGGAACATTTATTACAGGAGTTGCTAATACTTTATATTATGAGACGAATAATGTAGGAACCAGTAGAACAGAACTTAATTACTTTAGTGCTGGTGCTGGTGGTATTGGAGGTAAAGTAGCTCCTCAAAGTCCTATTGAGAGTGTTAATGATGGTCTTCACTTCAGCGTATTCCAGAGAAATCATGGAATGCACGCTACTGGAAATGTAGTTACTTTAAGTGACTTCTCTTCTAGTGTAGAACCTACAGATTTGACTGAGGCTTATATTAACACTGGTACAGGTGATATTTCACTGACAAGTACAGCTAATCTCCTTGAATTTGAAGGTGTTGGAGTTGCTGTAAGTAATCCTGGTTATATTAAGATTGGTAATGAAATCCTTTCTTATACAGGAACTTCAGCAAATACTTTGACTGGTGTTACTAGAGGGATTGATAATACTACAGCTGAAAGTCATGAAGTATCTGATTTGGTTTATAAGTATGAAATGAATGGTATTTCTTTAAGGAGAGTTAATGCTACTCATAACTTGAATGAAGTTACTAAGTCTGATCCTATCACTTTAGATTCTTATACAATTAAAGTGGATATGTCTGATACTAATCAGGGTACTGATAGATCAGTAGCCACTCATTGGCCACCTTTAAGATTTACTTCTGGTACTAATTGTGGAGGATTTGCAGCTAAGTCTACTTATAATGTTCCTTTTGAAATGGTTATTCCTCGTTTCAATACTACTACTCCAACTGGAACTTCTATTGGTCCTTCAATAAGAACTGTTTCAGGAACTAGTATTGATGGATCAGAAGGATCTTTTGTAGATAAAGGATTCCAAGATCTGGCATTAAATCAAGAAAATTATTTTGATTCTCCTAGAATAGTTGCTTCCCGCATTAATGAGGAGACTTATCTAACTACTTTACCAGGTAACAAGTCTCTTACTGTTAATTTGAATTTAACTAGTGGAGATAACAGACTTTCTCCAGCTATTGATTTGGATCAAACTTCATTAGTTTGTGTATCCAACAAAGTTAACTCTCCAATTACTAATTACGCAACTAGCTTCAAGGTTAAGCAAATTGAGAGTGATCCTAACAGGTTCTTCTATGTTACTAAGAATATAGAATTAGAAAATCCAGCTACATCTTTACAAGTCTTGATTGATGGTTATGTTGCTTCTACTGCTGATGTGAGAATCTTCTACGCTATAGATCAAGATGGAACAGTTGATGAAGCTATATTTGTTCCATTCCCTGGTTGGAATAACTTAAATCCAACTAGACCTGGTGTTGTGGTTGATTCAACCAAGAGTGATGGAAGTTCTGATAGACAGATTCAGAAGGTGGATAACTATCAAGGAAATCCTCAACCTGGAGCTTTTACTGAAATGAAGTGGAGTAAGGATAATCTTCCTTCCTTTAGTTCTTTTAGAATAAAGATTATTGGATCTAGTACCAATCAAGCTTTCCCACCTCAATTTAAGAACCTTAGAGTGTTTGCATTAGCATAATGAGTTTAATTCCCGTAAAAGATCATCATGGTCTTTATAGAGATAGTGTGACAGGTGCCTTAGTTAACAAAAATAAAAATGATTATGAATCTTATATGAACACTAAGGAAACCCTTCAATCTGAAAAGCAGAGATTGGACCAAGTTGAAAATGAATTAGGTGAAATTAAGTCCTTACTTCAAGCCCTTCTAAACAAGTAAACAATGGCCAATAACACTATTACTTTTGATCCAGAAGATGGAGTGGCATATCCTGCTAATCTGACTTTGAACACAGGAGCGGATTTTAATTCCAGTTTTCATATTTTAAAAAATGATAAGACTAATTTTGATTTTTCAGTAGATAATGCTGTAGGTATTGCTACAACTACTGGATGGACTGGTTCTTGTCAGATGACTAAATCTGTTTCTGTTGGATCTACTGCTTATCCAGCAGCTACTTTTACTGTAGGGTTTACTAGTGCAGCTGGTGGTAAATTTAGTATATCTCTAGGTTCTACACAGACTAGACTTTTGAGTGGTGGAAGATATTGGTATGACATTTTAGTGAGTTCTGGTGCTACCTTTTATAGAATTGTAGAGGGAAATATACTGGTGGTATCTGGAGTATCTTCAGTTCCTTCTTGACCATAAATATAAAAATAGTAGTAATATAAAATGGCGAAGCCTACCTCACGATCAGAATTAAAACAATACTGCTTAAGACAGTTAGGTGCTCCTGTCTTAGAAATCAATGTCGCAGAAGAACAATGTGAGGATTTAATTGATGACGCTCTACAGGTATGGAATGAAAGACATTATGATGGTGTCACACAAGTTTATTACAAACACAAGATTACTCAAGCTGAGGTAGATAGGGGTAAAGCAAAACCTACTGATGGAGTAGGAATTAACACATATACTACTACAGGAGTAGATACAGGAACTGGAGCTGTTACATCTATCTACTATGAAAATAGTAACTATCTCCAAATACCACCTAATATTATTGGAGTTAATAAAGTCTGGCAGTATGATGATGCTCAGTCATTGAATATGTCCAATATGTTTAGCTTTAAATATCAGCTATTCCTTAATGATGTGTATTATTGGGGTAATGCTGATGTTTTAGGTTATTCTATGGCTATGAGTTATATTGAGACTTTGAATTTCCTTCTCAATACACATAAAGCTATTCGTTATAATCAAAGAATGGATAGATTATATTTGGATGTAGATTGGGGTCAATTAACTGTAGGCAATTACTTGATTATTGATGCTTGGGCTGCAATGGAAGGTTCTACTTATGATGGGGTATGGAATGATCCCTTCTTGAAGAAATATACAACAGCATTAATTAAGAGACAGTGGGGACAGAATTTAATTAAATTCCAAGGAGTTAAATTACCTGGTGGGATTGAGTTCAATGGAAGACAGATTTATGATGATGCTCAAAAGGAACTTGATGATATCAGGAATGCAATGTCTTCTACTTATGAACTTCCCCCATTAGATCTTATAGGTTAAGAATATGACTCTTAATTCTTATACCTTAAATGGAACTACAGGGGAACAAGAACTTCTTCAAAGTCTTGTTAATGAACAGTTAAAATTTTATGGCGTTGAGGTTTATTATATTCCTAGAAAGTATGTAAAAAAAGATACTGTCATTAAGGAAGTGATAGAATCTAAGTTTGATGATGCTTACCCTCTTGAAGCTTATGTTGATAATTATGAGGGATATGGTGGACAAGGAACTCTTCTCTCAAAGTTTGGAATTGAGGAAAAGGATGATTTAACTTTAATAATTTCCAGAGAAAGGTTTGAATTGTATATTAGTCCTTTGATGAAAGGATTAGCTAATATAGAATTATATACTCGTCCTAAGGAAGGAGATATCATTTATTTCCCATTGGGGGATAGACTGTTTGAAATTAAGTATGTAGAGCATGAGCAACCTTTCTATCAACTTAAAAAGAATTATGTTTATGAGTTGAGATGTGAACTCTTCCGTTATGAGGATGAGGTTATTGATACTGGTGTTGAAGCTATTGATGATGAGATAGAACAAATTGGATACATTCAAACTCTGTCTCTCATTGGAGCTGCTACTCAAGCTACTGCAACTGCTTCTTATGTTGCATCTGGAGCAGTTAATGTCATTACTATGACTAATATGGGTAATGGATATGTTTATGATCCTATTATTGGAATAGGTTCTGCACCTGATGGGGGAACTACTGCTGTTGGTATAGCTTCTGTTAATAAGACGTGGATTAATGCTGATGGATTGGTGGGTGGTAAGATTGCAGCTATTAATATTACTAATGCTGGTGCTGGTTATACTGTAGCTCCTCTTGTTACTATTGGTAGTACGTGGGGATATGGTTCTGGAGCAGCTGCTACTGCAGGAATAACTACTTTAGGATCTATTGGACAACTTACTATTGGTACTGCTGGTGCTGGGTATACTGTTGCACCTACTGTAACTATTGCAGCTCCTACTAGTGGAACTAATGCTCTTGGTATTGCTACTATAAATGCTGCTGGTATTGTCACTGGACTGTACATTACTAATTCTGGTATTGGATATACAGCTGTACCTACTGTACTTCTAGGAGCTCCTTCTTCTGTGGGTAGTGGAGGATATATTTTCAATGAAATAGTAACTGGTTCTATTTCTGGAACTACTGCTAGAGTTAAGTCTTGGAATGCTAATACCTATGAATTGGAAGTAGGAATTATTAGTGGAGGATTTGCTCCTGGTGAAAATGTTGTGGGACAAGATTCTGGAGCCACTTATGCTCTAAGAATTCAGGATAAGTGGACTGCCTCTCCAAGAACTAATGATGATGGAACAGTATCTACAACTCCATTTGCGGATAATGAAACAATTGAACTCAAAGCTGACAATATCATAGACTTTACTGAGAGTAATCCCTTTGGGATGCCATAAACTGTTAAATAGTGTATACGAAGGTATAAGGTAATGTTTGAGTATTTTTATCACGAGATCTTTAGATCCGTCATTATTGCGTTTGGATCCATGTTCAATGGAATTGAAGTTCGCAAAACTGATAGTAATATTAGGGTTCCATTAGCTTATGGCCCCACTCAGAAGTTTCTTGCAAGGATGGAGCAAGATGCTGATTTGAATCGTCCTACTCAAATAACTTTACCTAGGATGTCATTTGAATTTTCTGGGATGCAATATGATCCTACTAGGAAAATGACTCAGACCCAACAGTTTACTCTGCAGGATCCTGATGGGACTACAATTAAAAAAGCTTACCTTCCTGTACCTTATAACATGTCTTTTGAACTTAGTATTTTAACTAAGTTGAATGATGACATGCTTCAGATTACAGAACAAATTTTACCTTATTTCCAACCTTCTTATACCATTCCTATTAAGTTTTTGGGGAATTTAAAAGAAACAATTAATGTTCCTATTCAATTAGATAATATTGAAATGGAAGATGATTATGAGGGTAATTTTGATACAAGGAGAGCATTAATTTACACCTTGAGATTTACTGCTAAGCCTTACGTTTATGGTCCTATCTCCACTGTTACTGATGACATCATCAGGAAGGTTCAGGTTGGATACATTGCTGGTAAGTATGATCCTAGTGTTGCTACTACTAGGGATATGACTTACTCAGTAGTTCCTAGAGCAACTAAGGATTATGATGGTAGTGTAGCTACTCTTCTAGCTGCTAATGTTAATTTGACTGATCAAGTTATTGAAGTAGATGATGGAACTAAAGTTACAGCTGACACTTACATCTATATTGATCAGGAAGAAATGTATATTGAAGCTATAACTAGTAATAAGTTGAATGTGAGAAGAGCTCAAGATAATAGTACTTTGGCTAATCATGTACTAGGAGCTCAAGTTAAGACTATTACTGCAGCTGATGCAACTTACATTGAAGTTGGAGATGACTTTGGATTTGATGGAACTGTTAGTTGAGGTTTAAATGACTACTAAGTATGAAAAATTGGATGAAACTTTTAATATTACTCCTACTGAAGTAACAGTAGATGAAAGTGATGTGGAAGTTGGAGTGGAAAGAAAAAAACCAGATAGACTTACTAAAAGTGATATTGATAGAGACTATGAATATACTCGGGGTCAACTATATTCAATAATAGAAAAAGGACAAGAGGCAATTAATGGTATTCTTGAGGTAGCTCAAGAAAGTGATATGCCTAGAGCATATGAAGTTGCAGGACAACTCATTAAGAGTGTTTCTGATGCAACTGATAAGTTAATGACTCTTCAACAAAAATTGAAAGATGTTAATAAAGAGGAAGAATCTAAAGGACCAACCACTGTTAACAATGCATTGTTTGTAGGTTCAACAGCTGATTTACAGAAATTGTTGAAAGAACAGACTAGGACTAAATAGGAAAGGGAGAGAAATCCCGAAGTACTTTTAGTATCCATAAAATGTCATACGACAGCCTTGACAATCTGCCATCGATAGATGATTATAAAGTAGAGGAATTACCCTCCTTAGAGAGTGTATTGTCAGAACATCAATTACCTTCAGTTGAAGAGTTTAAAGAGAAGGAAGAGGAAGAACTCTTAACCGAAGAGGTAATAGAACCAGAACCAGAGATAGAAGTAGAAAGTCAAGATTTGACTGAAGTTTTACATCTCATTAATGCTGTACGTAAAGATATACCTAAAATTCCAGAAATTAAATATTATGATGATCAATTAGAAGAGTTAACTAATTCTATTGAATCACTAAAAGTATCTTTGAAGGAAGGTGTATCTCAAGTAAGAGAAGATATCCCTACAATCCCTGAAATTAGATATTATGATGAAGATGTAGAATATATTCAAAAAAGAATTGGTATCCTCAAAGAGGAAATATCTAATCTTCCTGAGGTAAAATATTACGAAAAAGATATTGAAGATTTAAAGGAAAATATTCAAGCTGTAAAGGATAGTATTCCTAAATTCCCCAAGTGGGTAAATGAAGTTAATGAGGTTCCTGATTTTTCATGGATTGGGAAGACTTTTAGCGTCATTGATGATGATTTTATAAAAGTTCAAGATCACTTAAATCTCATTAAAGAAAGGATTACTACTGAAGTTAAAGATATTACAGAAACTATAGATGTTAAAGATTTTGAGACTAAGGTTGATGTCAAAAATTTAACTGAGAGTCTTTCAGAAACTAAGAGTAACATTTATAAGGAATTAAAGGAATATGCTCTAAGAATATGGGCACATCATAAAGAATTTAAAGATGATGATAGAAAGTTAAAGAAACAGATTAAAGGAGAATATAATCTCTTAAAAGAGAATATTGAGAAAAGAGTTGAGGATTTTAATACCAAAAATATAGAATCCCAAAACACCATTACTTCCGCTCTTACTGAATATTTTAATGAGGTAAAAGAAGAGATTGCTAATCTTCCTCAAGTCAAATATTATGATGATGATATTAAGAAGGTAAAAGAAGAGATTGTTCCTTTTAAGGATCAATTGAAAGAATTGAGAGAAATGGTTATTGATATTAAAGTTAAACAATATCAAGTTGAAGATGAGTTAAAAGAGGGACTGTTAAATAGTCCTCCTGAGGAAAACAATAAAGATCCTCTTACACCATTAGATCAAAATTTTGTAACTCTCCAAGAATTACAAAGTCATTACAAACTTTTTGTCAATAGAGTTACAGAACAGTTAGCTACTTTTGGTGGTGGTGGAGCTGTAGAACTTCAGTACTTAGATGATATAACTGGTATTGCTACTAATGTGAGTGCTTATGATGGGATGTTCCTTACTGTGGATACTTCCCAAGGAAATGGTAAGAAGTTTAAGTTTACAACTGTATCTTCTGGAAGTACTACCTGGGCTAAGAATTCCACTGGTATTCATACTTTATCTAATGTAGGTATTGGTACAACTAATGCGGCTACTGCATTATATGTTACTGGAGATGCTACTGTTACTGGAGATCTTAATGTTTCAGGAGATATTGTTTATGATGAGGTTACAGGTAGAAACCTAAATATTTCTGGTATTGCTACTTTAGGTAGTGGTTCTGGTGGAACTACATCTGGAGTAGTTATAGTTGGAGCCGGTGCAGGAGCAGGAGCTACTATGGGTGGTCAGGCTTCTGGAATTGTTACCTATTATGGTGATGGATCCAATTTAACAGGAAAAGCATCTATTGGTCTTGCAATAGCATTAGGATGATGTCAATTTTTAAAAAGTTTTTTAAAGAAGCTACACCTACCAATAATACCTCTGGGGTTGCTAATTGGAATCCACTTTTATTCCCCCAAGATGAAGATGATCTATCCCAGGATTATCAAACTCCATCAGAACCTGGTCAAGCTAAATGGAGATTTTCAACTATATGGCCAGTATTGAAATTAACTATGAAAGGTATAGATGACATGGTAGATGCTTCAAACGAATACACAAATAAAATGGATGAATCACGGCAGGCGGTTTTAAGAAAGAATTTTTCTAAATTTATAGAAGAAGCTGCAGGAGTACAAAAAACATGTCCACAAGGACAATATTGGTGTTTCACTGATAAAAAATGTAAACCCATTCCTCGAGGATGGCATATAGGTTATGGAGGACGTCTTGAGCAAGATGATGATTCTAAAAATGGTAAAAATGGCAACGGTAATGGGTCCCATAACGGGAATGGAAGTTCTAATGGCAATGGTGGCGGTAATGGGGGTGGCAATGGCAACGGCGGCGGTGGTAATGGTGGTTGATAAATAGATAAAAATATTGTCCTAGAAATGGATGCCTTAAGTAGATTTAGAAAGACCGTCAATCAGTATCAACAAGATATGTTAACTGTTGAAGATTCTGATGGAAAAGTTGCGTATGAGATTGTTGATCTTATTAAACCAGACCCTTTGAAGGGGATGTCTGAAGCACATAGGGTTCCTGCTCAGTATGGTAATACTTGGAGGGTTATGTTGAGTTGGAGAGGAAAGTTGTTTATGATGAGAATTTTCTTCCCATTTACAACCAGACCTACTAGAAAACAAGTTAAAGATGCTATTGATAAAATATATCCAGAAGCAACTATAAGAGCATACTATATTGATAGGATGGATGGAAACGCATATGTGAATTCTGGGGGATCTTAATTAATAATGCCTGATGAAATTTATCTTGGTAATCCGAATCTAAAGAAAGCCAATGTTCCTGTAGAGTTTACTCAGGAACAAATTTTAGAGTATGTGAAATGTCAGAAAGATCCTGTTTATTTTGCCAAGAATTATATAAAGATTGTTACTCTTGATGAAGGTTTAATGCCTTTTGAACCTTATCATTTTCAAGAGGAATTAATAGATAATTTTCATAAGAAGAGATTTAATATATGTAAGATGCCACGACAGACTGGTAAGTCTACCACTGTTGTAGCATTTTTATTGCATTAT